GCCAGACGTGGACCCGGCCTGATGAGTCCGAAAGGACGAAACAGTACTGCGCTAAGAGGTGAGACTACTTCAATCCTCTTATGACCTTCCCTGCTGATGTTACCTGGGATTTATCCTGTGGTAAGGGTATAGGACGGTCCTACCATACGTGCTCCACGAGTGTATTCCTCGTGATGAGCGGTGGGGGGGTCCCGTTATGGGGTCCAGCCGGCGACGCATTTCTATGCAGACCGGTGCAAACCACACGCGTATGGTGCCAGATAATATACCACACATGGTGTGTTTCCCTGGCGCGCTTCGCTGTTGTATGTGTAAGTCGGGCTCAGCCTCCCGCAGCTGGGCGACGGTTCTACTTGGTACCCGATTTTCAATTTGAGAGTTGGGCTACCAACGGAACTTTCGTCCGTGCGGTAGGGTGGGCTTGCCCTGAAAACAACCACCTATCAAGATTACTGTC